AACCCACGCCTGAAACGGGGTCAACAGCACATCCGCCGCTGGCAGCACCGCTGCGCCGCCGGTCAGCGTTCCGCTGGCTACATGGCCGGTATTGAGCCGCGTCACCTGCCAATACACCGTCTGGGCGACGTCCGGCGGGGCGAACAGCGCCAGTTCATACGCATCGACATTGGCAGTGTTGGCTGGGGAATTGGCCCCCAGCGGGATCGGAGTTTGCGCCGCCGTGCCGCCATAAAACAGCGAAAGATTGGTGTCGGCTGCGCCTTTGCCAACCCCGATGCAATTGGTCAGGGTGGACGGTTCTACGTTCGTTGGTGCCCCGACATAATTCCACACCCCGATAAATGCACGCATGTCTGCCACCACCGCCGAAAATCCAAACCTAATAACTACGAAAAATCCACCAACACCAGCCCCAGTGCCGGTGGTCAACTGAGCTAACTGATGCCGGGGACCAGCCAACGACCCAGCAGATGATGTTGACACATAGCCAACTCGCCGCATGCGCCGAAAAAAATTGGTGGTCTCAACAGCACGAGACGTAGCGGTTCCAACCGCGACGTGATTCATGCCCTCGTTCGCCACTGCCGTGCCATTGCCGGTTGGATTGGCGCGCATCACCCGCTTGAGCGCCAGCGATGATTGCAATGGGCTTTCCAGCCCGGTTGGCCCGCGGAAGGCGGGCATCTGCCGCCCGGCGATCTGGCGGCGGAACAGCCGCACCGTCTCGGCAGAGGGCGCGGCCACATCGGTCTGAGCCAGATCAAGCGGATCAGAGTTCGCAGGCGTGGCCCAAGTGCCATCGCCTCGCCAGAACGTGGTGGCGCTTGCCCCTGTGCCGCCATCGAAACGAGCGATTGGCAGGTTGCCAGTCAAATCAGCCGCCGAGCCGCTGGTGGCGATTGGTGCAAGACCGGACACCTGCGCAGCAGTATGCGTGTGCGAGGATGTTGCCTTGCCATCAAGCGCGGCTTGCAGCCCCGTCACATCGGCAATGGTGTGGCTGTGCGCCGATGGGGGGAATGACGTCGGCACGCCAGACAGATCACTCCACGCCCCGCTCGTGGCAATCGCCGCCAGTCCGGTGATCGTGCTCGCGGGCTGCGTCCCGGTGTGATTGGCCCGGTTGAGCAGATAGGAATCGCTACTATTGGCTGTTGCCCCGTCTTCCACATTGAGCAGCGCGCGCACCTGCACATTTGTGAGTTCCTCGGCAGGCCCTGCCCCGGGCGAGACCCGCCCGAGCAGGCGCCCGGTGCTCGACACATTGAACGCGTGCGCTTCGTTCCACTGCGGTTCGTCAATCGGCCCGACGCTGGTCGCGTGCTTGATCTCAACCATGCTTGTTCTCCGCAGTCCTTATCTTAGCCAAACGACGCGCCACTTCCAATTCCCGTTCTTTCTTGCGATGCTCCGCGACCTGCTCGGCGAGGTCGTCGATCTTGATCCCGAGCGCCTCGGCTTCCGCCGCCAGCAGCCCGTGTGTGAGCGTGATGCCAGACAGGATCAATGATGCCTCAATCGCCTTCTGCAGGTGAACCGACGCAATGTGCTCGGGCGGGGCCAGCAGCGCGGGATCGTCGGCCATGTCGGCCTCGCTCGCTGGCCCGATCACCTCGCAGCCCGCGTAGCCCTCAAGCTGATCGGGGTGGATGATGATCTGCTCGCCCTGGTAGAGGATTTTCAGCATCGCCACCTCATGCGCCGAGCGTTAGCGTTCCAAAGACGTAGTGTGTGCCCGAACCGGATGCCAATCGGGCCCGCACGCGGGCTTTCTGAACAGTGTTTGAGGAAATCGTTGCCGTGCGCTGAAAATTGAATATTGCCGCATAAGGCCAATAAAAATTGGATTCTGGATCGTAATAATATCCGTTACTTGCGCTTTCGGACGATCCCATTGCCACCCAAGACGAGCCGTTCCAACGCTCAACCTGTATCTGGATTGTGCCCGATCCACCATATGGCGGCCATACCTCCAAATTGACGGTCACTGTTTGCGTGGTTGTTCCTGCAGTGACCTGCAGCTCGTTGGAAATCGTGACATAACTACTTGACGTGACGTCAGAAAATCCGCTCGTCTGGGTCGCGGTCTGCGCACCGCCGCTGCTTCCGGTGTTTGGTGCCAACAGCACTTTTTCCAAGGTGACGAACAGAGAGACTGTTCGCCCGTCCTGAGTTGCCACAATCTCAACCGTGGACGTAGACCCAAGCGAGTTGATCGTGAGCGTGCCCGCGCCGCTTCCGGACATCGAGCGCAGCGTGCTGGACGCGCTGTAGCCGTTCACAGTGCCCTCAACGACGCGATACTGCCACGTCACCCCGCTGGTGATGGTGCCGCTCTGGTTCGAGAGCTTGTAAACTAAATCAGCAGGCATCTGCGACGACGGATCGAGCGTGCCGGTCGAAGAGTAGGTGAACGAAAGCGCAGTAGGCCCGTTAATCTTGCGTTGTGCTGTAGCCGTCACATCGGCATTGTCTTCAGGCTTTCCGGCACCAGTGATGTTTTCCCATAGCGCCGTGCCGCCTGCTTCAGCCGCTGCCAGAATGAACGGGCTGTTGAGCGGATCATAGACTGTTGGCGCCGCCGCCTGCACAACAGCCGCTTCTTCAGCATTCCACGCATAGATCGCAGGGTTTTCCTCAAGCAGCTCAAGAGGAACCTTGCCCTCCATAGTGATCTGTTTGGAAACGACCCGGAACAGCTTGTTGCTGAACCCAAGGCTTTCAACCGAAAGCCGGACAATTTCGCCAACATCGCAGCCAAGCGCCTTCGCGCCGAACGTGGCGCTGAATCTGCCGCGATACTGATTGCGCGCCAGCACCTGTTTCGCAATCCGCTGCGCCCGAATGCCATCTTGAACAAATGGCAGATCGTAAGACAACACGCGCTCAATACCGTCGGGGCTGGGAGCCCTCACTTCCGGGTAGTCCACCATCTGGTAGAGGCTGTTTGGCGATGGATCGACATAACGCCCGCGCACAACGTTATAGCTCTCAGACAGCGATCCGGTTTGCTGCCAATTGAACGGGCCAAGTATGTCATTGTCGTTCAAGTCCAAAACATACTCGGCAAGATCATTGCGCAGAATCTTGAGCGAAAGGCGCCCCTTATTGTCGCGCAGCGTTGCATTCATCGAAGCGCACAGCGCCTTGATGATCTCCATGCGATCATCGGCATCGGAACCAGCGCCAGCCGCACGATAACGCCGCTGTGTCCCTCCGCCGGCCAGTGCAACCTGCTCATCGCATATGTTCGCCGCTTCGATGAAACTGGCGAGATCAATACGTGATGGCGGGACACCGCAGCCTACTGACAGTTTCCCATTGATCTTCCAACCCAACAGGAACCACAGCAGTTGCAGGGCAGGATTGTCGTAGCTGTCCGCTGGAGAATACCCAGTCCCCCAGGTCGATTGGTCATTGATCCGATGCGGACCACTCCCGCCGGGCACAGTGCTGTCTAGACGCGGGTCGTAAAGCGGGGCCCCTTTACCAATGACAGTCACCCGTGAAGGCAGGCCGCTTACCAACGGACTTTCGGCTTTCTTGCTGTTGCCTGTGCGCTTGATGCGGATGTAGGTATATGCGCAACCCGTTAGCCGTCTGCCAGGGCCCCAATTGGCGCTGATGTTGATTTCGTTTCCGGCTGCACCTTCCAGCCTGGTCGCGACGATCAGGTATCCCGCATACTTGGCTGTCACGCCGCCAGACGCCGACCATGCCAGATCCTGCTCAAACCAGATCTGATCAATCGACTGCACCTTATGTGCGGCGTGAGCAATTATGTAATGGATGTATTCTTGATTGGTGCCAGTGCCCTCGTGATAGCGCAGATCGAGCGGAAAAGCCGTTGAGCCCAACACAAACTTGCGTGGCGCAGCAACATCCATGCTGACATTGAGCCGCGAAAGCTGTGCGCGCGGGACTTTGGGGCTTGGCATCAACAGAGAAGCGCCAAGCGTAAGACCAAGTGTCAGAAGCGTGCCGCTGCTTATGGCTCCCAGGCCAAAGGGCAAGGTAAGCCCGCCCGTGAAAGCACCGGCGACAATCAAACCGACAGCAGCAATGGCTTTGACAACCTTGCCCACACTACTCCCCTACGCCCCAAGCCTTGCTGCATTCAAGCAACGGAACGCGCGCAAAATCCTGGTCAGCTACAAACCATACAAACTGACCCATGACAACGCCAACGCTGCCATCATGCATGGCAAGGTCGCCGCGTATTGCCTGTGCCACAGGTTTGACCGGAAACTTGGCGTCGATGGTTTTCTCGAGATTGCCGCGCCCAATCCTGCGCAATGCCCGGATGCTGCCCCTCGCCGTCCGGTATCGCCTGCGAAACTCAGCCATCGGATCATGGCCGGTCATGGCTCTCACAGCACCCGCGGCAAAGGTGCAGCAATCATGCTTGCCATAGGCAAACACCCTGCCCCGGCAAGCCTCGATATAAGCTGCCAGTCTGGTCTCCCAGTCAGGGAAGCGCGTGATGCCCATCAGTATTGCCATACGTTTGGAAAATCAGGCCAAGAATCGCCTGGGCCGCCGGCACCACCCCCGCTGATCACACCTTCAACAATGCCATTGCCTGCCGCAATCGACGCTTCAGCGCTCGTGTCGCCAGGGTCATAGAATTTCTGGATCAGATAGGTCTTGCCCTGCGCGCCGCTGATCGATGCCAGGTAGTTCTCGATCGTGAGCGTGATCGTCTGCGATTGCGGACTGCCGCTGATCTGGATGGCATCCATGTAGCCGGTGTAGTATGGGATGTATTGCCCTACCCGCTGCTCATTCTCATCGACCACATAGAACCAGAGCCGCGCAGTTCGCCCCTGCCACAATGCCGCATTGCCGATGGTTGCCAGAAGATCGGCGTTGTTCACAAGCAACCCTGATAGGGAGATTTCAACCGTCTCCGACCCCTGCTCCGAATGTTTGACAGGCCCAATCCCAATCAGATCGCTATCCAGCGAAAAATAGGTGCCGTTCAACTCCGCATCAGACTGACCGGAGATTATGAGATCATAAAGGCCAGACGTCGCGCGCAGCGGATCGCCGTCAAAATCAAGCCACGCCAAAACGCGCCACCGCAGGATCGGCTGCTCAAGCTGCGCCTGTGTGACGCTGTCGATGCTCATTAGACCACCTCACGGCAGACGAACGACAGCGCGTAGATGTATCCCGGCTCCACGCTGTATTCCGGTATTTCCGTCACATACATCAGAGCATAGGGATTGCGCACTTCCACTGGCGCTCCATTCGCCGGTGACACTCGCAATGCAGGCTCAAATGACAGTGTGGCATTGCCAGATGAGTTCGCAACAACATCAGCCGTTAGCTGCAAAAGCTGGTTGTTGACGGTAACGAACTGACCGGCCAGCAGCTTGACCCCAGCCCCGCCCCATCCACTCGTTGCCAGCGTCCGGCCAGTCTGCCCAGCACCGGACACAACAACGCTGGTGAACGTCGTTTGGTTCTGCGAATCCACGGGTAACCGAAATTCATTGGCACCGCCGCGCGTTCGGACAATGAATGCGCGCCATGAATTGAATGCAGCCGCACCAACTATCGGCGGCAGGTCAAAAGTGCATTCCCACCATCCGCGTCCGCTGTGCAGAACTTGTCTGCGCCCAGTCCACTCCGAGATATTGATCTGCGCAGGCTGCACCAGCTTCAAGCGCATCGAGCGCGGTTGGGGCGATGAAGGAAGTGTGATCAGCGCCATCAGGCCGGGCCTCCCGCAAGACGCGGACGGCGGAGCGAACGGATAGTCCAGCTTTCGGAAGCCGCGATAATGGCAGGCGCAGCTTCGATGATGCCCCGCCGAACCTCTGCCCTGACAAGCGCGGGATCAGTAGCCCCGCGCGCATCAACATTGATGATTGTTCCAGCGTTGCCCCTGCTGCTCATCCGGATCAGCCGATCATTCGACACAATGGTGCCGGAACGCCCCGGCACCATCAACTCCGGCCCCTTCTCGCCAACAAGATATGGGCTCCCGCCCTGCACCGGACCGCCAGCGGCACGCGGACGGATTGGCGCAACACCAGTAACGGTGACTTTGGCAATCTTGCCGATCAGCCCGACAATCTGCTGAACAACATACAGCTCCCAAAGCTGTGCAATCACAGCCTGGATAATCCCGCGCATCCCGTCCTTCCACGAACGCGCGCCAGTCAGCATGTCCATGAACGCCTGCGAAACGGATCGGCCTATAGCTTTTATCGCATCGCTTTGCGCCTCAAGCCACCGTCGTTGCGGCTCAATCAACTCTTCAGCTTTTCGCGCGAGGCTTTCGTTGACCTCCTTCATCATCTCGTTCCACTTGTCGGGTATCTTGGGCGGCGTCCAGAACTCTGGTCCCAGCTTGGACAGCTCTGTCAGTTCCCGAATATAGTCCGACAGGCTGATTGCCCCGCGCTCGTAAGCCTCCCGCGCCACATCTATGGCGTTGAGATGCGGCTTGTATTTTTCCGTCAAGCGCGCGATGGCCTTGTCAAGCTCGCTCATCTCCTCCCGCTGCTCGCGCACGGCTCGCGCTGCCCGCGCAGCGCGCCCGCCGCCTCCTGCATCAGTTGCAGCGCCGCGGTATGGCGTCTGGGTATTGAGAGCATTGAGCGCCTTTTCAGCCTCTGCCACGTTCTTGAGCTCAAGCCCATAATTGGCAATCGCCGAAGCTACCTCGGCATAAATGTCCGCAGAAATCTTGCGCGCTTTAAGCAGGCGATCAAGGTTCTTCAACGCCGCCTCCGCTTCACCAGACAGCGCGCGCGATGCCTCCACTGCCGAAACTGTAGGTCGCCGCTTAAGCTTATAAGCGGGGAACATAGGATCGACTGTATCGGTCAAACCAATCCCAACTGTTGTCCTCCGACGCGCCGCCCTCTCAAGGATTGCCCTGGCCTCTTGAGCGCGCACCTGCGCCTGCACCTTGGCAACCATTAATTGCGCACGGGCAAGATTGATCGCCTCCGCTGATTGCGCCCGCATCTTGCCCGTGGTGGTATCCATTACCCGGCCGAGAATGTCCTGCGCAGTCGAACTCAAATCGCTGGCAAACTTGATTCCCTCAAGCTTCTGCGAAAGCGTCTGCGCCTTGTCAGACGCCTCCGACATATTCCGGTAGAGCGTAAACAGAGTTGTGGCAGCAACGGCAATTGCCGCACCCCAAGGCCCGCTCAAAAACGCCCCAACCGATGCAGTGCGGCCCTGCATCTGCATCATGGCAAATCCGATTTGACCAAGCTGCTGGTTAAGGGCGATTAGCGGGTTCTGGCCGGTCGAAATCGAAGTCGCCAGGTCGTTGATCTGCAACCCAAGTTGCTGCGCGCCGAGCTGCGCGCGCCTGGCCGCTTTTGATTGCCCTTCAAAGGCTTCAGCAACTTTTTGTGATGCGGCTGCCGTGGCACTGGATGCGCTTCTGTAGCGAGCCACCGCCCGCTCAAGCGCATCAACGCGATTGGTCAGCCGGGCTAGTTCCTCAAGCCCGCTAACCGTTGCGGCGATATTGACTGCTACGTTGCTCGGCGCGGGCATGTTCCTCTGCCATTACCTTGAAGAACGCAACCCACTCCCGATATTCATCAAGCGTCATGCTCTCAATTTCGGCCACCGTTTTCTTCAACCGCATCGCCAGATAGAGCACATCACGCCTGAATGGGTTGCGCTTCAGTTTCCCACATGTTCCTCGATCGAAGTGTTGGGCTGGATCATTTCACCGGCAATTGCGGCAATCACATCGAGCGGCAACATCAGGAGCTTGTCACGATCGGTCGGCTTGATCAGTTTCTCGCCATTCTCATCGCGCGCTTTGAGAATGATGAGATCGACCATCGCTTCGACAGACATCCCGCCATCAGTTCCATTCAGGAAGTTGGGATGCTTGCGCTGGATACGCCCAATGTCGCCAACCGTGAGCGGAGTGAAATAAATCGATACCCCGCCAAGCGCTTCGACAACATATTCGCGCATCTGTTCGCGGTTTTGCCGCGCAAGCGCTGTGACGGCATCCATGAATGAACTTGCGGTCATGGCGCCCCTCACACAACAGTCGCTTCAGTAAGTGGCCCGGTTCCCTGCAAGGTGATTGTCGCCTCAACCATCCCATCAAAAGATGAATTGATGGTTTTGCCGGTCACAATTGCTTGGCCGGTGTAATAGACATCGCCAACCGTATTGCCCTCGGGATAGCCCTTGAAAGTGACCACCGTGCCGGGAACAAGCGCGCGCTGGCCGTTGGTATCGGTTTCATCCCAGAAGCAATCGACATTCGCGGTCCAACCGCGCAGCGTCGGTTGGTAGGTGCGGAACGTGTCCCCCATCACCGTGTCTTCGGTTGTGTCAGACGTCCATTCAATCGAAAATGATCTGATCTCGGCAATGATGTTGTTGCCGACTGCAACCGTTCCCTCCGATCCGGTGTGATTTGCCATTACTCAGCCTCCGATTTGGATTTGCGCGCTACACCTGCCTGCTTACCGTCCGCAGCGGCATCAGCCAGTTTGTAGCCCAGTTTGGTGAAATGCTCAACGTCAGACGCAAACACGATGATCTCATCATCGCTCTTCTTCATAACGACACGCTTCATGGTATACTCACCTCAGGATTTGCCGGCGAAAACCGGTAGGAAACCATAAACTCAAGCGCAATCGACGCAATCGCCACCCCACCATCGGTATTCACATCCTGCTCGGCACTGGTCAGGATCACATCCTTAACCTTGCCGCCAAACGTCGGATCATTGAGCACCTTCTGCTCTATCTCGGCAGACAGGGCATCGATTGCATCGAAAACAGACGTGCTCGGGCCGGAATGGAATGCCTCAACCACCACTGTCTGCTGTGCCCGATAAATGCGCCCGGCAGGCGACCCCGCCATAGTCTCACGCTGATAGGTTGCGCGCGTGGTATAGACACAAACGGCATTTGTGATCTTCTCAGACAGCGGATAAGACCGCATCTTGAAAACGCGATCGCCATAGATCGTCCCTGGCGTGAGAATGGCCGCCACATGATCGCGTATCTGTTGGCGAACATGGGCCATCAAACAACCTCCAGCATCAGGGTTGTAACGCCCGTGCCGTCTGTGATGATACCCCTGACAATGTGATTGGAACCATCGATCACCACAGTGTCACCGTCAGCCACATTGGCAACATCGACAGTGCGGCACACGAAGGTTGGAGCCTGGACAGTCACCTGCATATTTTCCGTGATACCGCGCGAGGCAACAGGATTTTCATAAATCCCAAGCGCAGTCGCCGTGCCCCCACCTGCAAGCGTAAACACCGCTTTCGTGGCAAAATCGTCTTCGTTGAAGAAGACTAACAGATCATCAAGGCTCTCAACGCGTGCCATCTGGCACAATCACTCGCTCTTTGGCCGCCGACCGCGCCGCTTCACAAGCGGTGCGCGATCAGCTTCCGGGGTTTGCAATTTGACCGGCACATCATCCCTCGCGTCCGCCTCCAGCTCTACCACATTGACCGGCTCGATCTTTCCATGCCAGCGCAAAATCTCCGCCACACCAGGCGGAATGTCATCGCGGATTTCCCCAACCTGCGCCACTCCGCCAGGAATACCGAACGGCTTGAGCACACGATAACTGATCTTGTTCATCATGCTACCTCATCTGGCAAATGGCCGGAGGTAGCCAATGCCACCCCCGGCCACACAACGCCCCCCACAGGCTCATTACGGACGCTGACCGAAGCAGAAGCTGACCGGGTGGCGAACCGCCACATCGACAGTCTGCAAAGCCACAATCCGAACGGTGCCGCTGGTCGAACTGGTATAGGGATCAACCACGATGTCGAGCCCGTCCCACATGCCGATCAGCAGGTCATCGAAATTGCCGAAGTAGACACGTCCCGTGGTGCACTGCTGAGAGCGAACAACCGGATAGCCGTTCATCTCCCCATCCTCAAGCACCATGATGCCGGAGCCGGCATCCTTCGGCTGGGTCTTGAGACCACCATAGGTCGAGGCATCGGTGATGTAGGCCAGATTGCCGATCAGGGCATTGTCCTCGGCAAGAGCCGTCTCGAACGCCACAATCTCGGCAAACGTCGGGATGGAGCCAGCAAAGTTCGGGCGGGTATTGATCCCCGTCACATTGCGAACCCCCGTCGGCTGTCCAGCAGTGCCGGTGCCCTCCAAGCCGCCCTTGTCGATTGCCAGCGCGATACCGCGTGCCAAGTCATCACGCACCAGCGCTTCGACATCGAGAGACGATTGCTGCATCATCAAGCGAGTAATGTCAGTGAACGCCCCTACCACCTTCGGCGCGAGCGTCACCTGCCCGAACGACGGTTCGCTCTCGGCTGCTGCACCACCTTCCGTCGAAATCCACGCGCCGGTCGACGCGCCGGTCTTTTTCGGGATGGCCACATTGCCTTGCAGCCCCGTCAGCATCCGCGCTCCGGCCTGCATGACCGAAGTCGAATTGCGCAGCACGTCGATGAACTCCGAAGCACGGAAATCCTCGGCGATGATAGCGCTGTCATCGGTGGTATTAAGATCGCGCCGTTGCAGACAAACATCGGACCGCCAGGCAGCCAACACTTCGCGCGGAATGGTTACACCCTGTCCCGGGAAACCACGAAGCTCTTGAGCCGCCTCCGAAGCTTCGAGTTCGAGCCGCGCCTCTTGCTGATACACGCGATTGGCAGGATTGGCCAAAGCACGGATCAGTCGCAGCAGCGAAAACCGCTGGCGCTCGCGCTTCGACATGCCGATTTCGCCCGTCTCCAACGGAGCCGATCCGATGGCATCGAGAAGCATCCCCCGGAACTCTTCAAGTGTCTTGCCCTCAGCAATCGCCTTGTTAGCCAGATCGCGCTTGTTGTAACGAGCGCCAAGCTCAAGGATCGCTGAGGAACTGCGAGCATATTCCCGCACCATGCTCTCTGCATGGCGCTTGGCTTCCTCAGCCAGTTCCGCGCGGATCGCATCGAGATGCGGCACGGTTTCTTCAGTGATAACGTTAACCATGGGTTTTCCCCTTTCAGAATCCCTTTCAGAATTGGATTTGGTGATGATAGTTGGTGCAGAGGGTGCTTTGCTCCGACCCACGCCGACTGACCGGTCCGCGGGGATAGATACAATGCTTACCTCCATTGGCCTCCACCGCTTCACGCGGTAGAGGTCTTTGTCCAGAGGGTCCTTCTCCATGCGGACAATCTCATAGCCCACAGACACATTCGCACGAATGCCATCGATTACGTCCTGAAACACCTCTTGAGCAAGCTGGGAACGCCCGAAGCGCACTCTTGCGCGAAGCACCCGGTCGCTATCAAGCCTCACACTCTCGACAACCCCAATCTGTCGAGTCTGGTCGTGATCAAGCAACAGCGGCGCTGTTCCTGACGCCATAAACTCAAGATCAATCGCATCACTGGTATGTTCAAGCAATTCGCGTCCGAACCAGCGCTGCACTTCAGTCTCGCTCGAAACCGCCATATCAACCGTGCGAGCATCGGCATTGATCTTGCGGGTTTCGAGCGTCTGGCCAGCACCCCGCGACCGCAAGCGTGCACCCGTCATTTCTTCCGTCTTGGCCTGATACGCTGAGCACCCATCCGCATCGGCCTCAAAAAGACCGGAAAAAATCGCCTTGCATTTCTCATCAGAGACATCAATAACCTCAACGAGCTCACGCTCGTTGTTATCAGTGTTGATGTCAGATTCAGTAACTTGCATCAGCACGCCCACTCCCCCGCGCAATCATGCACACTGTGCGGTATGATTGCAATAGTAAAACGACCGCCATCAACTCGATGTGGCATCAGCGTCCGCCTCTTGCTCATCTTTCTTGCCCGGCGTTGCACCAAATGGCTGGAACGCAAGTTCAATCCCGTGCTTGGCCGCAAGCTGCCGCTCGCGCTCGATCTGGGCAAACGTTTCTTCAAGATCATGCCCCATCTCATTGGCTGCTTCCGTCATCGAAATCAATCCGGCATGCAATGCATCCACTGCGGCATTGACTTCCTTTTGCGGATCGACCCACTTCCAACCGCGCGACTGGAATGTCGCAGCATCATTGAACTTGTCGAAACGTGAGGGCGGTATCGGAATGTAGTTGAAGTCCATGACATGCTTCAGCCAGCGCTCGAAAACCTGGTGCATGAACTGCTCCTTGAACCATTCCTGCACTTCCCGATAAAAATCCCGCTCACTGATCGAAACCTGCCGCAGAGACGAATAGCTCACACCGTCAACATCACCGGTGAGGCTCTCATAGCTGATACCAAGCCCCGCCGCAGTCGACAGCAGCACACTGCGCTGAAAATCGGCAAATGCCGTGCTCGGATGCTGCGGATTGTATTCCTCAAATCTCATACCCGGAGGCAAGACCTTGAACAGGCCGGGCTCCGCATAAAGCTCAGGCGATTCGTCGGGGCCAGTGCTGTCGGCAGGATATTGATCGCCCATTTCGCTGATGAAGAATCCCATCTTCGATGCAGCAATGCGGCTTGCCACAAGCTCGGCCTCACGATGGCCGTTGATCATCTTAAACGTGGTGATCACGGGCACAAGCAACGGCTCGCCGCGTGTCTGTCCGGCCCGTCGGGTGAACTTGACGTGGATGATGTCACTGGCCGGAATGCGACGCTCGCGCTCAATACCATAAGTCTTGAGCTGATAATCTCCCGGATGGCCCTGCCGAACCCAATAGGCGACAGGCCGCCCATACTGATTGATCTCCACCCCCATGCGAACGCGATTGCCATTCGGCAACCGGAGGTTTTTGCGCTCGTCAACCAGATCGGGCTCAAACGGATGCAGCCCAAACCCATGAACCAAATCGCGATTGCGAATGACCTGGAAAAACGCCTCACCATCACGCGCAGCAGCAACAATGGCCAGATTGGCCAAGGTTTTCATGCTGTATTGGCCGCAGGGAGTCGGATTGCCATGGCGGCAAAACTTGTCCCACGCCTCTTCAATGATCCGGTTCCCGACTTCGTCAAGCTGGCCGCTGGGCTGGTTGCGCGCCTTGACCTGCAAACGCATGCCTTCTGGCCCGACAACATTGATTTTCAGCAAATCCAGAAAGTGCCTGACAAGCGGCTCATTGCGCTCAAGATCACGCGCGCGATTACGCATCCGCTCAAGACTACCCAGCAATTCGCTGTCAGCACTGGCAGCCGAGGCGTTGAAATCGGCAAACAAGCGCCCGATGTTGGCCGCAGCGTAGCTGCGCTCATAATTCCTGGCAAAACCGCGCTTGCCCGTATTGATACGAATGCGCGGCAACGAAAGCGCCCGTGCCCAAAACCCCATCAGACAAACCTCGTCTTGATCAACGACTTGCTCGCCCGCCCTTGACGCACGGCTTCGGCATCACGCAAGCGCTGCACCTCAGCACGATAGATCGCACGAAACTTGAGCAGTTCGTCAATCGACATCTTGGTAATCGAGCGCCCATTGATCGAATAGCTCGAAACATCCTTGTCCGCCCGACCCTCAAGGATGCTCTCGATCTTGGCGAGCATCCTTTCCGCATGCGTGCGCGGATCAATCCCAGCCTGAGCAAAACTTGGGCTTACAGTTACCGTCCCAGAATAGAGCGGAATGCGCGCCTGGTCACTGATGCGCTCAACCTCAACCTGCCAATGGTATTCACCAACCGGAATCGTGGCTGTCACTGCTCCAGTAATGAAAAAGGCATGCTCGCCAGCCGCATTGACAGTCGATGTCACAGCAAACTTCGCCTGCGTTACCGGATTGACCGCCGTATAGATCAACCGATAGTCCGCCGGCGGATACTCCCCAACAAGATCGGGACGTCGCCATTGAACCAGCGTTCCGCATTGAATTGTATCTGGTTCCCGCGTCGGAGCATTGGCAGGATCAAACCGGTTTGCCATCGCATCTCACCGCCACGATTGCGCAAACCCCCGCGCCTTCACACGATTTGCTATCGGCGCAAGCGGGTTCGCGACAGGCCTGTCGCGCTCTTTGTCGCGAGTTTTGCCCTCTTTTTCAAGTGTCGCATTGAAACGGCGCACAATGTGATCGATCGGCACATTCAAAATGGCAAAAGCAGCAATGGCATAAATACGCAAGTCAAGCGCCTCATTGCGTTCGCGCGTCTTGACCCATGCAATCCTTGGCCTTCCCTTGAAATAGGTAGTGGTGCGCTTCTCAGCAGTAAGTTGCCGAAAATACTCAATATCCCGCGATTGCGGGAAATGGCAGTAGCCAGGCCCAGGCTCTTCAATGCGCAACCTGCTGAAATGAACCTCTTTGGCCGTATCAACGCCAATCGGATAAAGCGGCACCTTGCCGATGTTGTTGCGTGAAGGCCGACCAACAATCGGCTTGCCAGCACCCCCAACCCCCTTAACCGCAAAGCGCCTGTGCCCTTTGCGCTTCACATAGTCATAGACACTTCGTGTGTGATGCCCCCCGCTGTCGATGCACGCCGCTGCAATATGCAATGTGACGCCAGAAGGATGCTCCCAGTCGCGTTCCAATATTTCATCGAGCCGGTTCCACACCTCACTCCCGGACGGATCGCCATAGAGCTGCTCATAATGCACCTGCCAGCTCTCTTCGCCAGGGCCCCAGCCCACAACCTCAATCTCAATCCGGTCATCCTGCACGTCAACACCGGCCGTCAAGCACACAACAGGAGCGGGAATCCCCTCATAATCCTCAGCACGGTTGAAAATCGACCATTCTTCAATCGACTCGCCAACATCTTCCCATGTCTCAGCCAGAAAGGTGTTGACGAACGTTTTGAGCCGCATCGGATCACGTCGTGACGCCAAGAAATCATCGACCGCCTCAGCAATCGTATACCAGGGCGAATACAGCCCATTGAGATGAAACCCGGCAATCCCGTTGAACGGAGCTTGCGCAATCCAAACCCCCTTGCGCACAGCATGTTCACGCTCCGCATCAGTCCACGGCTCATGACAATGCTCGCAGTAATAGGCCGCCGTGGCCGGATCATCATTCTCCCAACGAACATTGGCCCAGCGAAGCTCCTGCAACGTGCCGCAATGCGGACACGGCACATGATATTTGCGCTGATCGCTGGCAAGATAGGCTTTCTCGATCCTGCTCGATCCCCTGTTGGTCGGCGTGGAAACCTGCGCCACCTTGCTGTTCCAGAATGTCGCACACCGCCGCCGTGCCAGCGCAACAGGATCACCCTCATCCCCAGCACTGACCGGATAACGATCTACCTCATCACACAGCACAATCCTGATCGGGCGCGACGCAAGCGCCGACGGACTGTTCGCCCCCACCAACGTCAACGACCCACCAGGGAAAATCTTGTGCAGCGTGGTGTTGTTCGCCTGCTTCATCTTGGCCTGCTTGAACAGCCGCGAAAGCGTCGGCGATGGCAAAATGAGTCCAGCCTGCACACGGTCCTTGCTGAACGCCTGCGCCATCTCCACAGTCGGTTGCAATATCAAGATCGGGCAAGGATCATTCTCAATACAGTTGCCGGCAATGTTAAGCAAGATTTCCGACTTGCCCATCTGACTGGCACACATCAGCACGATCTCGCGCACATCCGGATCGCTGAATGCATCCATGATGCCACGCTGATATTCCGCCCGCGACGTATTCCATTGCCCAGGCTCCGCCGATGACTGACTGTTCAACCGACGCGATCTGTCCGCCCACTGACTGACCGTGAGCTTGGGCGGAGGCCGCAACACCTCAAACGCGCGCGAAATCTCCCGAATAGCCTCAATCCGGTGCTGATCGGTAAAGATCGACCCAATAACGTTAGCCATTGTTTTGCGCGTCTTGCCCGGTCAACGCATCCGCTATTTGCCACAAGGTTGCTGTTACCAACGCAACGACCGCCATACCCGTCCGCATGTCCGCAAATCTCGCGCCAGCATCAAAGACCGTCACCAAACGAAATTCACCAAAGCTGGCAACAACCGCATGGGCAACAACAAAAGCGCCAAGCACCACCAGAAACCGCGTGACAAACAGCCCAAGCAGATACAGCACCGCCCCAATCCCCTTCATTGCCGCCTCCTCTTCACCTTGTATGGCCCGCGCGGGCCACGTCGTTTCTGCTGCACCGGTTGCTTGCTACCATCCGTTTGATCCTCTTCCTCTTCATCAGCAACAATGCGAATCGACTGCCCCGTCGGATCGATCTCAGGCTGATAACTCGCCAGTTCCTCAAGCGCCTCGCGAATCTGACGTTCCAGATACGCCTCGATAGTCTTCTTGCTTGTCTCACCAGCAATCTGCGATGACGCTTTGCTCGGAATAGCCAGCAGCTTCGCCCGCAACCCAATCAACGCAACCCTCCAAGCCGCCGCAACGTCACTACGCAACACCAATTCGTTGCAACTCTTGGCTATCTCCAGTTCCGCCAACGCGGCATCAGCTCGCGCTTTCCTCGCCCGCGCAACTTTCCACTCAAGATCAGCCGCGTCCGGATCATCAAACTGCATCAAAGCATAGTTCATGAGGCAATTCTAAGCCCTTTGGAACACATTGAACAAGAGAAATGCCACAAAACAAGGAATTGAACAATGCGGTGTCATCTATGGTGTTGACCTGATTGAAAAATATTCAGCTCGATCAACATCCGGCAAATCGGGGTCCGAACCCACCGCGGCGGAGGGCCATGGAGAGGACCCGCGGCCGCTCGGCGGCCGGTGACTGCTCGAGGCGCTCCGGCGGCCGG